AATGTATCTGTTATAGTTTTCATTATATATATTAATATATTTTATTTTTAATTTATAATTTTTGAATTTTTTTAATTAATGCTTTCTTTGCCATATTCTTACCTACTTTACCTACACCCTTTGCCACTTTCATACCGACTGATTTACCTAATGCCATAACTTTTTTCTTTTTTTTATCTGCTAAACCAATTAAGGTCTTACCTTTTGATACAATATCACCTTTAACTTTCATTAATTTTTTCTTTAAATCCGTCTCAACTTTTTTCTTCTTCTTCTCTAACATACTTTTTAGACTTTTAACCTTCATACCAATTTTAAGTTTCATTATATATATAGCAAATATATTATTTTTTATTTATTTTTTTTTTTCCATTTCCATTAGTCTTTTTTTTTTTTTTAGGAATTGCTCGTCTAACTATATCAGGTTCTATTTTTTTCCCAAGCATTTTTAATCTTCTTTCTTTTATTTTTCTCTTTAATCTTTGCCGGTCTAACATAGGGTTACTATCTCTAAATATAGGACCAAATTTTCCAACATTACTAAGAAAACTAAATCTTTCGCTTATAGGTTTATTCATATAATTATATATATATATTATTTCTAATTAGAATTTAATTGAGATTGTAAATTTGATATTAAATTAGATTGGGTTAATAGTTGTTCTTGTAATGTAGATATTGTTGAATCTAATGTTTCTACTTGATTTAATAAATATTGAACTGTTTTAGTTAAGTCAGGAACTACCATTTTCATATCTAATGTTTTAGTTGTTTCCTCCTCAGCATTATTTGAATTAATTGTTCTTTTTACTTGTGGTAATATATCCATATCCTCCCAAATGAATCCTTTTCTAATATTACAATTACAACTATCCGCTTGGTCGTGTTCGTCCCAATATTGTTCTATATATTCAAATGATACAGGATTAATATTTTTAATTATATTTATAGATTCACTTTCTACTAAATCATTAATATTTTTTTTATAATCTCTACTGGAATGTGCGTTTTGTCCGTCATTAGAAGCAAATTTAACAGTGCTACCGTTATATACTACTAAATTTGTATCGCTTTGAAACGCTAAACGAAGAGTAGAAGAATTAAAAAAATTATGATTAGTTGCCGACGTTTTAATTTCACCTACATTGCTAATTGAAAATTGGTCGTTTGTTTTTCGTTTTATAACTGTTTGATTGGAATTGTCGCTTCCGCATTTTAATGCTAATTCACAATCACCACTATCGCTATGAATTATTGCTTTACAAAATCCAGTATTTCTAACTGTAAATGTATCATTAGCGTCTTGTTGTAATGTAGCACCATTACGAATAACAGATAATTTATTATATACTTCAACTGAACCCTTAGCGTCTAATGTCCTTGGAGAAACTCCAAATGTTTGTAAATTTATTTTATTAGTAGATTGCGTATTAGTATTTGATAGTCTAACACCACTAAAACCACCCAAGTCAGTGCCGTTTATAGCAGGTGCTGTGCTGTCGTTTTTATATCTAACATAAAATGCCTCGTTAGTATGTAAATATATAGGTCTATCAAGTGAAGAAGTAGAATTCATATAAATCTTATTATAAAAGTCATTTCTGGTATTTTGTAAAAGCAATCCTCCATTAGTTAAACCTCTGTTTCCTAATCTCATTTTTGTGCTATCATTATATGTTCTTATTTCAAATATATCTTCCGCAGGTAAAAATCTTAAATATGTTTTTTCATTGCCCTGTTGAAAAAATTGCTGTTTTGGTTGGTCGCCACTACCAGTTCCAGTTGCCCTTATTTGTAATACTGAAACACCAGTTCCCTCTGGTTCAATTTTGACTTCTTTTCTCAAAAATATTCTATCAGTAGAACCACTAATAAGAACAGTTCCATTTGCTTTTAAATTTAAATTATTACCACTTTGATTTATACCGTCTGTGGATATATTTATTTGTTTATTAATATTTACTTCTGTTAAAGAACAAGTTAATATATCTTGTGCGGTAGTAGAACTATTACCTGCTTGTAATTTTACTATTTCACTATCTAATGTTATTCTACCAGTGCCTCCCTGTGTATTACTATATGCTTTTAAATGTAATGCCCCTGTATTTACTGCGAAATCAAATTTAGTATTTGCGTTATCGTATTGTTGATTTGCCCTCAAATCCGTGCCTTGAAAATATTGGAGTTTTGGTTGTCCTCCTGAACTACTTGTAATTTTTACTAATGCTGTTCCACTACTATTTTCTATGGTAAAACCACCACCACCACTATCACTAATATTAATTGTTGGTTGTGTTGAAATACTAATGTTATTATTATTACTGCTTTTTGTTAAACCATTACTTGCTGTTATATTATTTAATAATACTGTTGGTGTTATATTATCAATTTTATTATTTGAATTTACACTTAATAAATCACCACTACTAAAAGAACCAACAGTAGTATCTTTTAATAAAAATTGATTGACTGTTGAATTTGTTGTTAAATTAAATCCATAACCATTAATAGTAGTTATACTTGTTAATACATTATCTAAATTTAAGGATATATTACCACTACTTTCAGTTTTAGTTATATTAGTTCCACCTGTTATAGTTCCTTGAACTGACGTATTAATAGTTGCTTGTGTAGTAGGAACTATTAATCCACTCGCATTTGCTGTTAAAAATGTGCCGTCAGCGAAACCACCAACAGAATTATCTTTAACTAAAAATTGACTTTCAGCAGAAGATATATCATTACTAATAGTAAAACCATTTATAGTATTAATACTTGTTAAAGCACTATCTAAATTAAATGTGCTTGTTTGACCTCCACCGATTACTGATTGTGTTGTTTTAGTTATATTAGTTCCACCTGTTAAAGTTGCTTGAACCGCTATATTAATAGTTGCTTGTGTAGTAGGAACTATTAATCCACTCGCATTTACTGTTAAAAATGTGCCGTCAGCAAATCCACCAACAGAATTATCTTTTAATAGAAATTGGTTACCTGCTGACGATATATTAGTTACTAATGAAAAAGCATTAATACTTGTCATTCCACCAATTACAGCGTCTAAATTTAATGAAGTCCCATTAATATCAGTAGTTTTATTTAAATTAGTTCCAGCATTAATCTCAACAAAACTACTTGCTATACTAATAGTTCCGTCGCCATTAGTAATAGTAATATTATTACCAGCGGTTAATCTGTTAGTAGTATAATTACCAACTGAATTTCCTATTAATAGATTCCCTGTTGATACACTTGAATCAAAAGCATATTTAGTTTTTATATCTGTTATATCAGTTTCTGCTGTATCTATGCTACTTAAACCAGTTAAAGTTCTATTTTGAAATCCTGCTAAATTAGTCAAAACTCTTCCTGACATATATATATAATAAAATATTATTAATTTAATTTTATTACATTTAAATATAAAATGGAAGCAAGTGCTATAATCGCAATTATATCTGTATCAGCAACAGCAGGAGGTGCTTTTATAACAGCATTATTTCATAGTTTATCCTTATCTCGTTGTAGTGAAATTAGTTGTTGTGGTTGTAAATGTAAAAGAGAAGTATTAAGTGAAAAAACATATAACGAACAATCTAATAAAGAATCTAATAATAATATAGAATTAGAAGATATAGTTAGTCCAAGTATTAGTTTTAATCAAGAATAGATATTACACCATTACACTTTTACACCTAATTTCAAAAAGTAGTCTATAAGAGAGTATATAGAAATAGTTTTGTAATTTTGGTGAAATGGTGTAAAGGTGTATTTCAATTAAATATTAATTAAATTTTAATTAATTTATAATTAAATTTAATTTGTATATAATTCATTTTTTTTTTCTAATATTAATTATACAAATGAATCCAGATCAAGTCAAATACTCGACCTCCCCAAATGAAGCAACCCCAGCAGAAGCAGAAAATGTTATTTTCCGTGCTGAACTAAATGAATACAACCCAGACTCTAATAAATTCGTTAGAATTAATCTCCCAGTTCAGGACAAAGCATTCGTTGATTTCGGTGATACAACCGTATCCCTTAAATTAACCAATCGTTCTTTTGATTCCGCTGGTGACGCCGCAGATTCAGCAGTCAAAACCCAATTAACTAATTTAATCAAATCTGTTAGCATTCTTAACTCCCAAGGAGAACAGATTGAATATATTAATAATTATAACTTAATCACAAATATTGTTGAAGACTATACTATGGGAACTAACCATAAAGCAGGTGTAGCACATATTCTATCCGGTGGTGCTCCTAATGGTGACCCAGACGGTGCTACTGCGATTGCTGGAACAAGTGGAACAAGTGAAGCAGACGGTTCAAATAAAATACTTGTTGACGGTCTAATGACTGGTTTTACCAGCGGTCAGTATCTCCAACCTTTAGGATTTTTAGTAGGTGGTTCAGGTTGTAGCATTGTTCTTGAATTAGAAGACCCAAATACCGCTTTAACTTGTATTGACGCTTCCAAAGCAGAAGTCACATTAAAATACAAGGTTAATGACGTTCAGTTAAGGGCAAAGGTAATTCGCTTTAACAGTGCTTTCAACGACGCTTTTGAGGCAAGTATGGCAGAGGCAGGTGAAGTTGGTATCAACTATATTTCCCAGTCCTATTTACATAACCAAGGTCAATTACCAAGTGGAACAACCAGTCTTGCTAATATTAATTTCTCTCCTAACCCTCGTAGTGCTATTTACATTCTTGCTTGCCTACGCAAAGAGGCAAAAGTAACTGACAAAGGTGCTTTCTCATTAGGTTGCCGTCAGTCTGCTACGATCCAGCAATATACTTTCGAGGTGAATGGACGTCAAATGCCGAGTCAACCAATTGATCTTGCTACTGATAATGTAGCACAGGGTTATGCCAATGTATTAGATTGCTTCGGACAGATTAATAATATGGCACATAACACCCTAATCACAAGTGGAACAGCAAGAACTCTTTTCTACTCTGCTACCGAGGATACTGATTGTAAATTCGTTGCTGGTATTACCCTTGAAGACTTTAATAGTTCTACTAACAATGTATATTCAGGTATGAATTTATCTAATGTTGGAACACTTGCTTTCCGTCCTAAATTAGACGGCACAGCACTATCCGCTAACTATCGTGTAGATTTCATTACTGCTTGTAATATATCTTTCCACTATACTATTGACGGTCGTTGTTATTCAGTCAAATAAATTTATTAATCAAAAATAAAATATAATTAATATATATATGGATAGATTATCTGTTGTAGAAAGAGGCAGACCAGCACAATTAGAATTAGGCGAGGCAGTTAAAATGGGACGATTAGGGGAACAGAAATACTACTCAACACAACCAGTTAGCAATCCTGTTGTTAAAGGGGACGTAGTAGTAAAAAAGAATTATCCATATAAATATAGATATGGTCGTTAAATACACCTTTACACCATTTCACCATAATTACAAAAGTATTCTTTAAACACTTCCCATACAATACTTTTATAAATTAGGTGTAAAAGTGTAATAGTGTAAATGTATAAATAAATAATTTTTTTTTTATCTAATAAATATATGAAGAAGTATATATTAGAAAAGTCTAATAGAAAAGATAAAAAATTAATGGTGAAGAATGGCAAGACGATTCATTTTGGAGCAAAGGGATATACTGATTACACTATAAACAAAAATCCTAATAAAAAAAAAAATTATATAAAACGCCATAGTGTTCGTGAGGATTTTAATAATTTAAATTCAGCAGGAGCGTGGAGTAGATATATATTGTGGGAAAAAAAGACTATACCAGCAAGTGTAAAAGCAATGGAAAATAGATTCAATATAAATATTATTAATAAAATTAAAAAATAAATAAAATATATTATAATTAATATATGTCAGCATTAGTAGCAAGTATAGCACGAGGTGGGGCAATTAAAGGATTTTTTAAAAAAGGTATAAAGGAATTAGCACCAAAAGCAATAAAGGGATTAAAAACAATAGGTATAAGAAGTATTAGAGGTTTAAAATCAACATTAGGAAAAACTAAGGCATTACCAAAGGCAGTCACAGAAGCAGTAGCAGATAGCAGACATTTAGCACTATTAGACCCTAATTTAACAGCAGGGGGTCAATTTAATATGATAATGGAAAGTATAGCAGACAGTTTAGATATTGCTGGTATTAGGGCAAGAAATTATGACGCATTAGAACGAGTTGCTAAAAGATTAACAAGGGCATTAAATAACAATGCTTCACGAGAGGCATTAGTAAATATGTTGGATAACGCACGAGCAAATGAAACAGTAGGTCAAATGGCAAAACGCTATGCTAAAACAGGAGCAAAAAATGTTAAAAATCTATTAACTGGATTAGTTCAAGAAGGAGGTGAGAATTTAGTAGTAGATAATGTTAGTGATATTATGCTTAAAGCGACTGCTGGGGCAGTAGCAGGGGGTGCTGGTGGGGTTGCTGGTGTAAAATTAGCAAATAAAAATAAAAAAAAATAAATATAATATATAATTATATATGTCAGCATTTTTAAGTGGAATATTAAAATCAGTATTTAAAGGAAGTGGAGCAAAGGGTATTAAGAGTATTGCCCCTGCCGTTATTAGAGGAGTCAAGGCAACAGCACCAAAAACAATAAGAGGCGTTAAAGCAGGAGCAAGTGCTTTGGCAAAAGCGAAATTTTTAGCACAACCATTAGGGAAAGTAGCAAAAGTAGCAACACCAGCAGTATCAAGGGCAGGATTATTTCCACCAAAGGCGGTAAGCACAGCAGGGAAACAAATAGTTAAATCTGCTGGTAGTAGAGCAAATTTTTTAAGTCAAACACTTGGGAAAACAGTTAAACCTGATTTATCTAAAATTGGTAGAGACCCATTAACTAAATTAGCAAAACAAGCAGGTGCTGGATTATTAGGTGGTAGTGCTTTGGCAACAACAATCGCACTGGCGAAGAAAAAACGAAGAAAAAATAAAAAATAATCTTATTATATACTAATAAAAATAACAAAAAACAGTTTTATGCTTAAATTCATTGGTTTTATGCCTAAAAAGGTCAAAAATCGGTAAGAATTAAGAATAAATACCGGTATTTATGACAAAATCGGTTAGTTTTCTTACCGATTATAGCATAAAACCAATGAATTTAGGCATAAAACCTTATTTTTTACTTAATTAGTGGTATTTTATACTTTTTTACTATATCCATATCTCTCTGACGAGCATATCCACCACTTAATACACTTGCTAACCGACCTTTACCCCAACTGAATGCTGTTTGATTAGGTCTTGATCCACTACTATAATAAGCACCCTTACCCTTTTTAACAACAAGTTCTAATCCCTTCTTTAATTCCTTCTCACGCTTGTCTGTTCGTGTTAATTTATCCGCAATTTTATCTACATTAAGGGGAACACCTAATTTATCCTTAATATTTTTAGTATATCCACTTGTTTTTGATTTAAATGAGGTTATTTTTTTTCGTTTAGTGAATTTTCCCTTTTTATAGTCTGCTACTGACTTATCTAATTGTTTTTTTTGAATCTTTTTATCCTTAGTAGTTAAAGATTTTGGAATATATCGCTTTGGATACTCCATAATATATATAGAATATTTTAATCTTCGTCAATAATTTCAATGCTATTAAAGTTTTTGAATATCCGCTTCTTGATAGGTAGAGATAGATTAACAAATAAGAAATTAAAAGGTTCGTCATATATATGTTTATATAATATATTTGCCTCCTTAATATCTAATGGTAAATATTCGTCAGCGAATACTGCTTTTTCTGCCTTAGTAGAATCAAAGAAAAACACTTGATTTGCTTGACTACGCAATGTCAAGGGGACACTTTTTATTTTTTGCGATACTAACATACACATTAGCGAAGAGTTCTTACCGAGTATATGACGACCATTCATACAGACTTTTCTAAATGTTGTTAAGGATTTTTTAGACCCATTTAACCAATTCACACAATCGTCACAGATTATTAATACATTATGCGACTCGTCTTCTTCTCCTAAACCTGATTCATTTTCTATTATATCCTCCATTATTTCCTCTAATGGCATACTATCACTTAATTGAATATATTTCTCTTCAGGTAAATTTAAATCAATAGTAGCACTGGGGGATATATAATAAATACTATGAAATACATTATTATATAGGCGTTCCTCTTTTGTCCCATTAAGCAATGTCTTAATTAAACTTGACTTGCCTGACGCTGGCAAACCGATAATCAGCGAAAGATTTACATAGTTAAGATATGGTGCTAATCCCTCAGGGCGACCTGCTGTATTTATTTTAGCACCTGAAATTTTAATATTATTTTTAGTTTCTATTATTTTCATATATATATATATATTATTTTTTTTCTTCTTTTTCTTCATTCATTTTATTCATTATATCATTGAATATATTTTTCCTAATCTCTGCTGACCTAATAGTATCTATTCCACTGTTTTGATTAGTAATAGTTCCAAGTGGATTATGTTGAAATTCTACTTCTAATATTAGTGTATATGGTATATTATTAAAATCAATAACATTATCATTTGAATCAGTCATTTTAATTTCTATCTCCTTGATACTACGAGTTGCTAATTTATGGTGGAATGGATCAATAGCGTCAAAATACAATATACTAAATGGACTAAAATTAACTGGTAAAATTAATAATTCACCTGTTTCACCATTACTGGTTTTTATATTATCACCTACTAAATTACTACCTATCCTAATAGAATCTAAACCGTCCGCCATATCTACTACATTTTGACTATCTGCTTCTACTGATAAAGTGAATTCTATATCTAATTCTTTAAATCCTAATAATCTGCGACACGATACAGCACTATTAGTTCCAGACTGAAATAATAGTTCTGCCTTTAAAGCACTACTACCACTTAATAATAAGAATCTAACCTTACCTGTTGTTTTATCAAAACTAATAGAATATTTATAACTAAATGTAGAGGTTGATTCTAATAATGTTTTAATTTTACTAATTAGTTGAGTTATATTATAATTAGCGTCAGGTATAGTTATAGCATATATATTAGTAGTGCCGTCACTTTGGGTTTCTCTAATATCTAATTTATTATTCTTTTGAGAACTACTTAATAAATAAAAACTAAATGGTATAAATGCTTTTTTAAGAAATAATAATAATATCTCGTCTGATCTTGCGTTAATCTCGGCAGATAAATTAAATATTTTATGACCGTCTAAATTATTAAATATTTGTCCGTCATTAGAGTTTAATATAATTTCAACTGGAAATCTCTTAATATAATTATTATTATTATTATTATTCATATATATTATATATTATTTTATTTTTAATTAATTTCACCTTTACACCATTTCACCAGATTTTCAAAACTATTTCATATATACCCTCTTATAGATACTTTTTGAAATTAGGTGTAAAAGTGTAATGGTGTAATATCTATTCTCTTGGTATCATTTCAGCAGGTAATGGCATACCCTCTATATCCTCTGCTGGTAGTCCTGACGCAACCCTCATTATTTCTTCTTCTTCTGCTGGTAATTCAGGTCCAAATTCGAAACTTGCCTCTTCACCTGTTGCTCCTGTTAAAGAGTCCATACGCATATCCATTTCGTCTCCTTCCATATCGGATTTTATCCTTTCTAATGATTCAGGTGATATAGGTTCTTGTTGTGGAAATTTCATTTCTGTTGCTGGTGCTGTTCTACCTGACATTTTTGACATTCTCATATCTCTTAAATTATTACCCATTTGTTGCCTATCTCTAATTTCTCTATCTCGTTGTCTTAATGCTTGTCTATTACTTAATCTTTCTAAACTATCTCTATTCATTCTTTCTCTAATATTTCTAATAACTTCTACATTTTGATTTTGTTGTCTTCCAATTTCGTCTATTACTGCTTGACTTGCCTGTTGTGCTAATCGCCCCCCCATAGTAGCACCAGCGTCCTCCATTCTATCTCTAACTATATCACGATTTCTACCTCCTCTATTTACTGAATTAACAAATCGTGTAGCACCCTCTAACATACCAAGACCGACCACTGCCATACCTGCCCTATTAACATAAGGATTAAGATTTTCCATTGTTTGTCTTGCTGTATCATACATACTTGACATTGTTGATTGTTGAGGTTCAGGTTCAGGTTCAGGTTCAGGTTCAGTAGGAGGTGCTGGTGGTGGGTCAGGTGAAGGTGCTGGTGGTGGATCAGGTGAAGGACTTGGTGGTGGAGGCGGTAAATTTTGTATTTCAGTTATAGTATCACCACTGCGTAATCTTGAACCAACCCAACTACGCAAATAATTTAATTTATTTTTAACTGACCTATATGTAGTATTTAATTCACTAATACTTGGTAAATATTCGCCTACTATATTAGCAAATTTCTTTGCTGATTTATAAGCAACTGCTACTTCAACAATACTTAATTCTCCATTATTATATTTTTCAATAACTTCATTTAAATCTTTTTTCATTTTATTATATGCTTTAATTGGTTCTTTAAATTCCATATCAAGTTCGTCCTTTATACTTTTTTTAACTTCTTGTTTAGCAGTTTCTAAACTTGCTTTTGCGTCCCTTGCCAATTGTGAAGGAATATTTTGATAAGGTGTTTTTAATAAATTATTACCTAATTTATCTATTTTACTTCTTGTATTTGCTAATGGTATTTTATCCATTATACTACTTCTTAATTTTCTAAATTTATCTACTGGTAATTTTTTCTTCGCATTGTCAAGCACTTGTTTTGCTAATTTTTTTAATTCTTTTTTTAATTCTTTTAATGCTTTATCTTGTTTAGTATCTTTACTAACTTTTTTTGTTATTTTTTTGACAGGTTTTTTTTTAACCTTGGTAGTCTTTTTTTTAACCATATATATATATAATATAAAAAATTATTAAAATTGTTTTAAAATTCGTGTGCCAGATTT